AAAACTTATCTTTGCATCAGACGCTGATACTGTAACATTGCTTGGATTTAAAGCACTATACACACCATCTTTTCCAAAATACACTGTAACATTATTTAAGGTGTGTAATGCTTCTGTATCTGCTTTAGCGATAATTTTATCTGTACCTGTATCATATGAATTTACAACAATAGCAGGAACTTTCGACCTGGTAGCCCATCTCTCTATTCCATCGCTATTATTAAAAGATGTCTCATCGTAATCTGTTGTATGTGAATGGTCTCCAAATAACATTGGTATCGGCTTGTTAAAGTTTTCTTCAGGTGCGTAGTGAAAGTCATTAGTAGTATCGTCTTCTCTAATAACAGTTTTTGGAAGCGTAGTGTCAATTCCTTTGGAGAAATCATTTAGCTTTATATTGATTGACTTATGGTCGTAATCAAAGTTGCCACTAATAACGCCAACACCAATTAATTGCTTTGACATAGAGCCATCACTAGGTATAACGTACAGCTCCCACTTTCTATTGTCGTATGCATTCGTACCTATTAAGTCAGAGAATCTTTTTTTATCTTCTAAGAAATCTGTGTTAGCAATTTTAACTGTAAGAAGATTAGTTCTCCCATTAAATCCAAAGAAGCTTAGACTTTGAGAGTAGTCACCTAAAGATACGATTGCTCCGTAGTAGATATCGCTTCCATCGGTGTAGTCAATAGTAGAGAATCCTGTAAAATTGGTCTCATTGCCATAATACAATCTGAGTAAGAATATGGCATTTGTTGAATCTTTACTTAATTTGTTTACAAGATCTGTGCTAAAACTAAGCAATACTTACACCTTCAGTAGATAGCGCAGGAAGCAATGTGTTTCTCACATAACCCTCATCAACGATACCGCCATTGATACTTACGTTTATCACATTACCAGACTGCCCTGTCTCATTCATATTCGCAAGATTATTTAAGCCTATAGACTGCACTGCGCTTTTTTGCATTACAAACTCACCAGGTTGTGCTAAGATTGGAACATTGCTTCCATTACCGCCAATTAATCCGCCATCGTGAAATTTGCCTCGCAAAATACCTATACTTTCTAAAATATCAAGACCTGCTTCACCTGCTGTTACATTGGGAAAGAAAAATCTTAAAAGCATAAGAGTTGCTTGTTGTGCAATAATTTGAGCAGCGATTGCCTTTATAGAAGCCACTACCGCCTCACCTAAGTTCTCTCCATGAACTACGGCATCGCTAATATTTTTTCCAAATTCTCTAAATATTGTTGCTGACTTCCTAATAGCATCCAAACGCTTTTTGTCTTTATCTTCAGGGTCTTCATCGTCACCTTCAGGTTTTGGTGGATCAGGAATTACAGGCGGTTTAGGGCGTGGCTTATCAGCTAATATATCTCTAATTTCTTCTATTTCTTTTAATTTAGCAAGTATAGAAGCAAGCTCTTCAACTTGGTCTCGACTCGCTTTAACATCATCTTTGTTGCTTTCAACTATTTCTTCAAGCTTTGAAGCTTTTCTAATCAAGTCTGCTCTTTCCCCTATAAGAGCCTTCTGCTTATTTGTAATAGAGAAAAATTCTTCCCTATTGTTTAAGAGTGTAACTCCCTTTTTTCTTTCTGCTAAATCAGCAATTTCTTTTTCAATTTCTTTCTGCTTTTCTGCTTTCTCAATAGATTTTACGACTAACTTTCCTTGTGTGATTGCTAAATTTTTTGATTCTTTTAAGGCAGTATTAAAAGCCTTCTGAGCTTCTTCTGTGGTTTTAAACTCAACATTATTCTCTTTTAAGGTTTTTTGCATATCTCTCAGCTCTATGTTCAGATTAAGTCTTTGAAGCTCTGCTATTTGCGTTGCTGTTCCTTCAAATTCTTTTAACTCTCTGATTGCTGTCTCAAGACTTGTCTCAGTTAAACCTCTAATAAATCTCTCAGCTCTTTCAGCTCCTGTTTTTAAACTTTCAAACAATGGTCGTATAACAGGCATAAGGCTATCACCAATAGAATCAGCTAATCTCGTAAAGGAGTCAATCATATTAGAGGTTAGTCCTGTAAAAGTTTTACTTAGCCTTTCGGATGATCCTGCAATCCCAACAACAGGATCTTGTATTGAAGTTATTAGAGCTTCTCTAAATTCAGGTAAGGTAGTCTTAGATAAATCTGCTAACCCTTGAGAGCTTTTTATAATATTAAGTATTCCACGCTCTCTTAAAATGTCAGCAGCGCCTGCGCCACCTGCAAAAGCACGGCCAAATGCATTAGCAGCTTCTACTGCGGTAGTACCCATAAATGCAGCTAAGTCTGTAATTGGAACAATTAAAGCATTAGCATCGGCTCCAAAAGCCTGAAGCTGCGCACCTGCATCCACAACGTCTTCAAGTGTAAATGGCGTAGTTGATGCTACTTTATTAAAATTATCAAAAGCTTTTTCTGCGTTTTCTACAGAACCTGTTAATCCCACTAGGCGTGTTTTTACAGCTTCAAATTTAGCAGAAACTCCAACAACCTTACCTATTGCAGCAGAAACACCTGCAAAAGCAAAACTTGCAAGTAAAAGATCGTTTCTAAGTCCACCAATCTCTCTACGAACACCCGATGCTTTTATTCTTAGGTTTCCAAGAGCTGAATTAGTTTTCTTTACATTTGTGTTGGCTTTTTGAGACTGAAACTTAAATTGTAATATCAGTTCATTTTTATCGACTGCCATTGTTCTTTTCCTTCATGCGTTTATCACAAGCGGTTAGTTCTTCATCTATAATCGAATAGACTACGAGACGATTCATGTCTGCCTCGTCTATGCATTTAGCAGGTGGGATATTAAACTTTTTTATGTAAGCATATTCTTGAATATCAAACTCAACTTCCTGATCCTTGAAGAATAATGGATTAGCAAAGTGAGGTATATTGTAATATAGATTCTGCCCTGGAGTGAACTTGCGCTTTTCATCTTCAGCCACAACACGATATACCTCTTCCCAAATCGTGGAAGAAGTATATGTAATTGGCTTGTTTAAGGTTGGCGAGTGTGCTGTATATTCGCCTTTAGTAGGTAGAAGGGATTCGCTAAAACCAAAATAAGTATACCAAGTATTAACTCGGTAGGCTAACTCTTTTTTTTAGATACGCCTTTATACTCTTGGTAAATCGCAGCAAGAATTTCATCAGTTTCTTCGTCTTTAAACTTACCAAGAGCTTCTTCAGGGTTTTTGAACGCTTTGTTCATTACCCAATCAAGAAGCTCGTAGTAGGCATCGGTATCGAGCTTATTATCCCAATACACTTTAATCTCTTTGCGGTGAAGCTCACGCCTATCTTTAAAATTAATAGGCTCTACTTCAAATTCACCTTTTTTGGTTTTTACAATCATTAAGCAATTATTCTTATCATATCACCTGAACTAGGAGCAAGAACCTTCATACTAACATCCAACATCATCGCTGCAGCTTCATTGAAAGCTACTGATGTTATCTTGCAGTTACTTGCCTGTACTCCGAATGTGGTAGCACTAGCAAATGTTGCATTGTTAGAAAGCTCTGTTGCAACTGTGGTTCCCTGCAAGAGAGAATCATGCATATCTGCTGTATTGTCATCATATTTCACAGTAGCGTCAATCGTAACACCAAATTCAGGAATCGATCTTGCGATTGCCTGTGGATCAGCGTCACTGCCTTGATAGCCTAAGTATTCAGATGGATTTTCCATATTTATTGATAGAGATTGTAATACACTGTCCGCTTTATTCGCAACAGTTTTCTTAGTATTCATTGTGGTAAGGTAGTAGTAAGTAGTGCCATAAGCTTTCTCTGCAGGTCTTGTACTGCCTACACTTGGCTTATATCCTGACTTAAATGTTCCACTTATTTTCATTCTGCCATTCTCAGTTCCCATGTCTCCATTGATTGTTAGTGAGGTTAGAGTAGCTCCTTCTATAATAATCGAATGGTCATTGCCTTCTTCTGGAGAATAGATAGCGACTGATAAAGTTTTTTCAATATCACTTGTGGCGTTATGCTCTAACTCTTCAGGAGTGTAAGAACTTATCAAGTCATATGCATTTACAACAGGATTTGATGAAAGCTGTTCTTTGTCAACAACAAACATATGCTCTAAAAGCAATGGTAGAACTGTAGAATCTGCTGTGCCTGAGAAGCTGACCTCATGCTGTACAGCTTTTTGGCTTGTATAGGCATCACTAACTTTAGCAACCCTGGCATCGCTAGACCTTACATCAAATACCTGAGTAGGATTAAATGATGGCATTTCAATAGAATCGATATTGATAAGTTGGTATGCAGGTTGAATTGTTATAGTCTGTCCTGCGGACTCAACAGTAAAGGTCGCATCTCCACAAGTTATAGTACCTGCTACTACCGCAGTTATTTTAAAAGTTCCATTATTTGCAGCGTTAGTAGCTCCACTGACTGTAATAAACATATCAACGCCATAATTTTTCGTTAAAAACGTAGCTGCAGCGTGTGTTATTGTCGTAGTAGTCGCAAACGCTATATCAGTTGCTGTTAGTGTTGTGGCTTTACCTGCTCCGATTTTACCCTCAGAACTAAAGCCTAATTTAAATTGTTTTGGGCTTAACGCCTGTCCATCGAGAGCCATAATTATTTACCTTTCTCTTTCTTAACTTTTTTAGGTTCTTTAAATTTTTCTACATATTCTTTACCTTTTTTAGATATAGAATCTACATCCACCACTAATCCTGCATTTAGGTTATTCCAATCTTCAATGGAAAATCCCATAAATGAGCCATAGCTAGGTATTGGTTTTATCGCTTTTATTTTCATGATAATACTTCCTCTACTACACACGCAAAGGTTACATCTATGATTTTATATTCAGGTAGCTCTTCGTTATCTACCTGATAATCAATACTTGTAATGCGACCATCGTGCCATTTATAAGTTGAACTTGGACTGTAATCCGAGTTGTTTGCAATT